ACAGGGTGGGCACCCGTCGCATCCCATCGTCATCCCGTCGCCGCCCAACGTGATCTGGCCACCGACGAATCCGCCGGGACCCGACAACACGTTGCCCGAACCTCCGCCGGGATTCCCCGTCCACCTGCCGGTCTTTCCGCCGGTCGGCCCCGACAACTCGCTTCCCGGCTCGCAGCCGAAGCCCGATCAGGGTCTGCCCGGATCTCAGCCGAAGCCGGACCAGAGCCTGCCGGGCGCACAGCCGAAGCCGGACAACTCGCTTCCGCGTCCCGACCAGAAGTTCGAGCTGAAGTGGACTCCGGTCTACGGTTGGGTCCTCGTGCCCTGCAAGGACGAGGTCGCCGAGCCGAAGCGTCGGTAGGATCAGTCGCACAGCGTTCCCAGCGGTAGGACAAAGACGAACAGAGGGTTAAGTCATGGCTCTTGGTCAACCAATGCGTCCCGCGCCAACACAACGGGGAGCAACGCCTCAGACTCCCTCTGCTCGTCCACGTCCCGGTATGGGTGTGCGTCCTGCACCTCCCATGCGTCCCGGACCTCCGATGATGGGACCTCCCGGACAGATGAAGACAGCTGGTCCCCCGATGGGATCATTCAACAATCTCCAGATTCCCGGTCGGCCTCCGATCGGACAGATGCCTCAGGGACCGGCTGGGCCACCAAGACCACAGCAACTCCCGATGATGCCAGGAGGTGGAATCGTCCCTCGTGGTATCCCCGGTGGAGAGATGGGTGGCCCTCAGGGTCCTGATCCTCGCATCGCCGCAATGCAGCAACAACAGCAACAGCAGGCCATGATGCAGGACAGGATGGCGCAGCTTCAACGACCGCAAGGGCCTCCGCAGATGGGTTCCATCCAGCCCCCCGGAATGAGGCCTGGCGGCGACTTCGGACAGCCGGACATGGGTGGTCGCGCCATGCCGGACCTTGGCGCCATGCGCCAGGCAATGATGCAGCGACGTGGCCAACCGATGTTCTAGGAGAAAGAACAATGACGGACAAGAAGGGCAAGGACACGGGCACCACAGCTGTGCTCGAAGGACCGGTCGGGCAGAAGCTCGAGACTCGTGGCGGTGAGGAAGTCGAACTCGTCGGCCAGACGCCGGAAGGCTATCTGGTCACGAATCCGAAGGTCGGCGGCGGACCGGAGATCAACCAGCTGTGCACCGTCGTCGAGGCGCGTCAGTTCCTCGGCTATGGTGGGTTCATCGCTATCGAGAACCAGCATGGCTTGTCGAAGGCGCTCCACCGCGACGGGATCTACACCCTCTCCAACGGTCAGCGATACGTCGTGCCGTTCGAGATCCACGAAGCCCTCGGCATCCCGCTGCCTCCGGTCAGCGTTCCCGAGGAACTGCTCGTCAAGGGGCTGGTCGATCCCGGCGACGAGATGCTCACCGGCGAGGCGCTCGACTACGCGATCCGAAACAAGGCGGCGCGTGAAGGTCGGGAAGTCCCCGACTACAAGAAGGAATACGTGAAGGACGCGAAGTCGCAGGTCAATCCACGCGTTCCTCCGCCGCCGAAGGCTGGCGACCTGTAAGCTCGGTCACGCAACTTGGCGATCGAGACCGTAGACCGTTTCACGAAAATCTGGAAACCGCACGAACGACAGCAGCGGTTCATAGAGATTCCTGATACGGTCTTTGAGGCGCTCTACGGAGGGGCAGCTGGTGGAGGGAAGTCAGAACTCCTCATCATGCTGCCCATCCTTCGTGGCTGGCATTTGCATCCACGATTCCACGGGATATTATTCCGTGAGACTTTTCCGCAGCTTGAAGAATCACTGATTCCTCGCGCGGACGCATACTACAAGCTGGCCGGCGCTGTCTTCAACGAGGCCAAGCACTACTGGAAGTTTCCGTCAGGTGCAGTTATCAGGGCGAGCTACCTCGAAAAAGAGAAGCACGCAAGACGACATGACACAACGGAATACCATTACGCCGCGTTCGACGAGCTCACCAGCTTCAAAGAGTTCGTCTACAAGTTCGTCACCAGTCGTGTCAGAAGTTCAGAGCCAGACCTCCCGCCCATTGTCCGATCCGCTTCCAATCCAGGCAATCAAGGCCACGTCTGGGTTCGGGAGCGTTTCGTCGACCCGGCGCGAGAAGGTGGGAAGATCATCTATGATCGCGCGAGTCGCACGCATCGTATCTTCATTCCTGCAAAGCTAGAAGATAACCCGTATCTGAACGATGCAGACCCTGGTTACGCATGGCGCCTCGAGATTCTTCCAGAGGCAGAGAGGCGCGCGAAGAAGGATGGCGACTGGTATGTATTCAGTGGACAAGTCTTTAGCGAGTGGCGAGACTTCCACAGATCGGACGAACCGGCAAACGCTTTACACGTCATACAGCCGTTCGAGATACCAGACTGGTGGCCGAGGATCCTTGCCATTGACTGGGGTTTCACGGCTAAGACCTGGGCGGGCTGGGCTGCTGTATCTCCTGATTCTCGTTGTTTTCTGTATCGAGAGTATTGTAAGGATAAGCAGAACATTGAAGTTTGGGGCGCGGATATTGCGCGTCTCTCTCAGCATGAGCGCTCTGAGATTCATTCGATCGTTCTCGATCCGTCGGCCTGGTCGCACCGAGGGGACAAGCTAACGATCGCGCAGCAGTTTGAAGCTGCATCAGGTTTCAAGCCTTCGCAGGCAGACAACGATCGTCTCGGCGGGAAGATGCTGTTGCACTCCTTCCTGAGATGGCAACCGAAGCCTGCGAAGTATATCCCAGCAGAGGGATACAGCGACGAGCGCGCACAGTATATCTACAGGAACTTCGGTGCAGACGCCCTTGCGAAATATCAGGACGTATTCACAGTAGAACCTGTAGAGACGAATCTGCCACGGTTGCAAGTGTTCGATACCTGTAAGGAGTTCATTAAGACGATCCCCATCTGCATCTACGACAACAAGGATGGAGAGGTCGTTGAAGATGTAGCGGAGTTTACTGGCGACGATCCTTACGATGGCGGACGGTATCTGATCAAAGAAGTAGATCAATACATTCGCCTCGTTTGGAGCCGAGACCAGAGAGTCCAGATGCTCGGTAAGGTCATGGACAGCTTCGCGAAGACTCAGGATTGGACAGCGTTGCACCGGCAGATGGAGGCGCTGGAAGCCAAGAAACTGCCATCGAAATCGATTCAACGGCGACGGAGGTTCGGTGCGTATCGCTGAATGGTTCGGATACGGGAGAGAACAGAAAAGTTCAGGGGCTGAACAATACGCAACGGGATGCGAAACGTGTGCAGCCTTAAGGGACACGATCTCTCGACAACAGGAAACGATTGACCTTCTTGAACGTCTCCTGACCGAAGAGAAGGACGAGCGCCAGAGTTTACTTCTGCGCTTTAACGTAATACGACCAACGGAATCGGCACCGACGAACGGATCTGAGGTGAAGCAAGTCAGGACATCTCGGGTTCCTTGGTCTCACCGGCAGGCACGCCTTGAAAAGGCAAGTGCCAAAGAAGCTGATGAGATCTGGCGAGAGCGAGTTAGAAAGGCTGCCGAGGCCGATGGCGGGACGTCAGAGCGCACGGATAGACCCGAACCGCTGGAGTAATCCAGACGGGCCTGTCTACATTTCATCGCTCCAACCACGCTACGAAATTCCTAGCGCGCCACCGAAGCCTCGCCCATTTGACGAAAGCTGGAGAATGGGCTTCGAGGACACGGGCTTCGGCCGTCAGCAAGACCCATACACGCAGGGCGTCAATCAGTTCCGTGATACCATCGGTCAGGGTGCCAACGAGATCTTCCAAGGTCTCATGGTAGACGATCCCCTCTTGGATTCAGAATACGATCCGCGAGGCAAGTCTGCTCTGAGGGTTGGCTCCACAGCAATGGCGTCTCTCCCAATCTTCGGGGCATCAAAGAGAGGCATTGGGGCTGGCCGTCGTATCGTGGGCGATGCCATCGCTCAGATGGAGCACAAGCTTGCACGAGGCGCACTGGTTCCCGAGGCTGCTGCCAAGGTCGAAAAGGCGCTCATGCAGGTGGGCACTCCTGAACTCGAACGGGCCATTCAAGGTGGTGGCACAGGTGCCTGGCGCTCGATCAAGGATGCAGCCCTGAATGACTCCACCGGGCGCAGGACTCGTAACGTAGGCAGACTGATTGACG